CGCCTCCCGGCCCCCCACCGAACGCGTCGCCAGCGCCGGAGCCGGCGAGCCCGTCGACGATCGCCTCGACCGTCGCGACATTGTTGCCGTTGGCGACCGTGAGCACGTCGCCGTCGTCCATCGGCTCGTCGCCTAGCTCTTCGCGCACCTCGTTGCGCGTGACGACGCCGAGGTTGAGATAGATCTGGTGAATCTGCGCCCTTTTTAATTGATCCACCTCGGGATTCGGCAACCATGCGAATTCAGCGTCGTCGTAGCCAAAGCCGATCTGCGAATCCTGTATCAACCGGTCCATGATTTGCGTCTTGAACCAATTCATCAGCGGATAGAGGCCCTCTTCCTCCGCTTGCTGGCTCGCCGACTCTGCCGTCGCGCGGTTCATCGATCGAATGAACGGCTGCGGGCTCGTCGAGTAGGCAAAGCACACGATGCGGGCTAGCCACTCGTCCCAATCGGCTTTGAGCGCGTCGCCGTTGGCGTTGCGAATGTCGAACGGCTTCATCCCGCCGGGGAAGAAACGAATGCGGCTCTTGAGCAGGTAATTCCCGGCCATCAGCGCGTCGAAGTGCGCTTGAAACGTCGCCGTCTGCTCCGGGGTCCAAGTGTCGGGCACGGTCATGATTAGCTCGGGCATCGTGCCCTCGCTCCAAAAGCCCGCGACGTACAAAGCTTTGCGCACGCCCGCCGAAATCTCGATCAAGATTTGCTCGGTCGGCGGATAGCCGTAAATCGGCATCTGCGGGCGCGGCCGCATCGGCGTATACAACAGTTCGGTTTCATCGAAATTGATTAAGGGGAGGCCTTTCCTCACTTGCTGAAAAGCTGGGTTGGGGTAGTCGGGCCGTCGCCCCGAATCGTCGATCAGCGGCTTGATCGTCGCGCCGTCGAGAACCTCGATCGCCAACGGCTTGCCCGCGAGCGAGCGCCAAATATAGAGCGCTGGCGCGTCGATCACGAGCATGTCGTACAACATCATTCGCGCCCAAATCTCCCAACCGTTTTTCTCGTCGGGACGGCGGAAGAATTCGCGTAGCTCGTCGGTGCGCGCGTTCGTCGCCTTCGGCTTCTCGCGCCGCTGGATCGACCACGGAATGCGCATGATCTGATCGATCCGCGTCTGAATCACCGTCGCCAGAATCCCCCACGACGCCGCCATCGCACGCAGTTGCGCGAAAAAACTGACGCGCGCCGGGGAAAAGTCGAGGTTCAGCCCGACCGGATAATCCCATTCGACCGGACCTAACCACGGCCCGAACGGCGTCACCGGTTGCTGCGGCGACCACCAGTTGCGCGGATCAAGCGCGATCTGCTCTGGCGCGGGCGAAGCGCGCGACTCGCTCTCGCCATTGATCGTCGGGCCGACTTGCGTGTGCGGCGGGGGCGTGATCGCGTCGCGCGGCCGAGCCGCCGGACTCGCCTGATAGCCGCCGCCCTGCCGCGCCCTCGGCGTCAGCGGATCGTACGGCTGAGTCACGACCGCCCCTTGCGAGACAGCCGGGGCCTTGCCGAGCCCCGGAGGCCCGCGATGATTCCAGCCGTCGAGGCTCATATCGCGTTGCCGCTGCCGAGCGAGACTCTGAGCGTCGTCGTCGCCGCGCCGACCGCCGCGATCGCGGACGCGAAGCGCACGTCGACTTGAAACGTCTTGCCCGCCGGGATCGAGAAGTCAGGATCGCCCGCCACGCACGACAGCCCCGCCGTCGCCGAGCCGAGCCGCACGAACGCCTCGCCGGATCCCGAATTCGAGATCAGCGCGACGGGAGCGCCCGCGATCGGGAACGCGACCGCTTGCGACGTCGCCGTCACGGCGATCGAGAAGTTCGCTTTCGCCAGCCACGGAGTGATATCGGCCATGTATTTGTCCTCTACACGCTCGGCCCAAAGCCATTTTTGAATCGTGCTCGTCGCACAACCGATCTCGATCGCGATCTCAGTTTGCGTTCGGCCTTCCCGCGCCAGCGCGAGGACGCGCGGGATCATCGCGGCCCGATCAAGCCGCCCCTTGATCCCGAGCCGCCCCACTCCGAATCACCAAAACCAACCGAGAGGATCAGTAATGATGTCGTCGAGCAGATCGAGCGCCCCGAGCGCCGCGTTCAAGACGACGAGCGCTCCGATCACCAAGACCGCACGCCAAAAGCAAAGCATCGTCAGTGCCTCCGCAGCGGCATCCCGAGCGCGTCGAGAATGATCGGCTTCGGTTGCTGCCGCTGTTTCGCTTGCATAGCCGCCGCCTGAAGTTGCTGGCCGACTTGCCATGCCGCATCGAGCGTCATCATCACCACGCGCTCGCTCGGCTTGCCGGGATCGAACCTGATCGCGACGCCCGTGAAGTCCGCGCTCAAGCCGACTTGCGCCGATGTCGGCCGCTCGATCGCCTGTTCTTTCCCCGGCTCCGATCCGGGAGCAAAAATCTCGCCGTCCATCGGTTTCGTCGCGTCGTTCATGAGACTCTCATTCGTAGCCCGACGCCGTAGCAGTCGGGATGCCACACGTTCACGCCGTCGCTGACTTCGGTGCCCGCCAGAGGACGCCCGCAAACCGCACAGGGCTGCGGAGGACGCTGATGCGCGTCGAGCGCCCGCTGATATAGCTCGGTCAATTCATTGCCCTTGGGCGTGGCAGGACGAGCCCCGCGCGCCCACGGCAGCGCGAACCGCTCGTCGCTCTCGATCGCCTCGCCGCCGCCTTGCGCCAGCGCCGCAAGATGCGCGTAGTGATCGACCCACTCGTCAGCGCTCGACCGCTCGACCAAAAGGTTAAACGCCCCGGCGACCGCGTCGACCTGATCGTCATGCGCGCCAGCGGGGAACACGTCGATCTCGGCGAAGAGCGCCTCGTTCCATTCGCCCGCGACGATCCTGACGTTCCCGGCTTCCGCTTGGCTGGCGAACGGCGTCGCCCGAACCGCCTTGCCGCCCGTCGAGCGATCCTCGCGCACGACCCGCACGACATAGCCCGCGAGCCGCGCCGCGAGCCATGACGCTTGCGCCTTGCCCGCCTGTCCCGCGTCTTCCGGCAAGCCGACGATGACGCCGCGCCCGTAGCGCGCCCGATCTTGCGCCGCCGTGTTGAGCACCGTCGTCTCGACGGTGTTCGAACTTTCGCGCAGCCGCTCGAGGTGCTCGACGTACACAATCCCCTGCGGATCGCGCGCGAGCAGCGCGCCGACCGTCCAATCGGGATCGCTTTTGCCGATCTTGCGCGTGCCGGCCAAGTCCCATTTGCGCACGCGCTTCGCGTGGAGCGGCGCCGCCGGGACGACTTCGAACCAGCGCCGTTTAATCATGCCCCCTTCGCGCGGAGCAGGCCGCTGCTGGTATTGCCCCGCCCAAGCGTATGCCCCTGCCTCTTTCTCCAATTTCACGCACGTCTCTTCATCGAAGCGGGCGGGGCAGAGAAGCTCGCCGTCGTGCTCGCGCGGATCCTTGAAGCCGATCACCGTCACGCACCGCCGCTCGGCTTCGAAGCGCATCGGGAGCACGAGCTTGCAAAAGTCCATTTGCAAGTCTTCGATCACGCCCGAAATGTCGCGCGCGTGCATGCGTTGCATCATGATGACGATCGCGCTTCGTTTCTGGTCGTTCAATCGGTTCAGGGCGCCCTCGCGGAAGAGTCGCGTCGTCTCTTCGCGCATGAGATCGCTCTCGGCCGTCTTGGTCGAATGCGGGTCGTCGAGGATCAGGCGATCTCCGCGCTGCGACGTCAAACTGACGAACGGAATCGCTTCGCGGCTTCCCGTGTCGCTGTTCGCGAAGCTCAATTCGCCCGAGCGCACGAGCTTAACCTCGGGCCAAAGCGTCTGGTACCACTCGGACAAGATCAGATCGCGCGTCTTGCGCGAATCTCTCTTGACCGGCAATTCATTGAAGGCGGTACAGATGTAGCGCATCGATCGACGCGCCAGCGGGCCCCATTCGAACGCCTGCCATGTGACCGACGTCGTTAAGCTCTTCATCGAACCGGGCGGGAAATTCATCAGCAAGCGGGTGATCTGCCCGCGGCTGACCGCAGTTAGGTGCTCAGCGATCGCGTCGACGTGCCAGCTTGGAATGTAGCGCGCCTCGGGCTCAAGGATCGGCCACGCTTCATTGATGAAGCCCGACAGCGTCGAGCACTTGCGCCGGATCTTGTCCGCGTCCGCCCTTGCTTCATCCGCCTTGCGCTGCCGCGCAAGCTCCGCCCGCTGCGCCTTTACCTCATTAAGAATCGTCTCGCGGATCGTCGGCGGAAACCGTAAGGAGTCGTTCCATTTGCGCAAGCTCGCTCTCCGACTTGCCCCGCAACTCTTCGCGCAGCCGCTCAAGGTCGACCGTGCCAATGATGCCGGTGTGATGGTGCTCGTCGTGCTCGCGCGCGCCCATGCGGACCTTCTGGTAGAAGAAATTCGCCGCCGGGACGATCTGTTTCCAATCCTGTTCGGGCCCGCCAATCGCCATCAGGACGTTGCCCTGCATAACCGCCGCGTCGATCTCCGACTTTCCCTTCTCAAGCTCGTTTGCGTAATACTTGCGGATCGAGTCGACGCCGAGATCGAGCACCGCCGCGATCTTCGCCAGCGAGTAGCCGCCCGCGTACAGGAATTTGACCGTGTGCCGCGTCTGCTTTGTCGGCTCGTGCGGCGCTGGCCCCGGCTTTCTAGGCGGCGGCTTAGGCTTCCGCCGAGGGGGCAGCCCGCTCTTGGGGCGCCCGCTCGGGTTGCCCGACTGACCTTTGACGAACGGCATCAGCGCGCCTCAAACAAAAAGCCCGCCGTTCCGCGATGAACGACGGGCCCGTCGAAGCCGATCGGAAGCTAGCCGGTCGACTTCCCTTCCTCGCTCTGAGCCGCCGCCGCCTCTTCGGTCGCCGTCTTGGCAGCCTTAACGTGGTCGTCGGCATCTTGCTCGCGCCCCGCGTCGAGCGCTTGAGCCGCCTTGTCGTGCGAATCCGCCGCCCGTCGCAAAGCGACGGCGGCGCGTCGATGGGAGACGGCGGCCGGATTGTCAGTCATCACGGATTCCCCTTCGGCTGCTTCTCAGTGCGGTACGCCGCATAAAGAGCGGACGTGGAGTCAGTGTAATAGCCCCACCCGCGAATCGGCGCTTCCTTCACCACGCTGTTCGGCGGCGTGCCTGGAGGAAGTTCCGGCGGCTGCTCCGGAGGAAGGACGATCGGGTGCTCGATATGGGGAGGCTGACCACCTTCCGGCGGATAGCCACCCGGCGGAACGATAGGATGCGCTGGAAATACTGGAGCGCCTCCGCTAGGGGGCAGAATCGGCCCGCCGCCGACGCCAAGGCCGGTGTACCAAGCCTCGCCGACAAAGGTCACCGGGATCGGCTGATCGTCCGCTGTTTTGGTTTTCGGGTAAAGGACGCCGTTTAGAGTGATTGCAACAGTTGCCATCTTGATTCCTTTCGTTGCTCTAGAGCGCGGCCACCATAGCGGCAAAATTCCGACAAGCGAAAGACACTTTCGAAAGCGTTCGATCCGTCCACCGGATCATTTCACGCCTTGCTGGAGGGGAAAGGCCGTGTTACATCTAACGGGTTCGATCGAAACCGCGATCGAGCGCTAACCGTCTCGAAAGGACAAACCTTGATGACTGCCCAACTGCAAAAGCGCTTAGAGCGCGCGCTCGTGCGCCGCTTCGGCGCATCGCTCATGCCGATCCGGATCACAGGCAATCCGCCCGATCGATCGTGGATCGTGACCGACGTCGAGACCGGCTCGTCGATCGAAGCCCGCGAGATCGCAGGCCGCATTCGCGTCATCGCCGAGCACGACGCCGTCGAGAGCGAGCGACGCCACGAGCGACGCATCGCTGACCGCATCGACGGTTACGACCGCGACGATCTCGGCGAGAGCCCCGACTACTGAAACCGCAAAAGGACCAAACATCATGATTGATAGCTACCGTCTCGCGCAAAAGCTCCACCATACGCTTGTGCTCGAAACCTCGAAATTGCAGCAACGAATCATCCTGATCGAATCGCTGCGCGCCCGCTTTGGCGACGAAGCATTGCCGCCCGAGCCGCTCTTGCTTTCCTACAACAATGCGTTGAGCAACGCCTCGGAGACGACAAAACGCGAGATCGAGCGCGCAGTCGCGCGGATCGCCGAGAACGTCGAGACGATCAAAGAGCTTGAGCGCATGTTCGCCGACAAGCAGGACGCGGACATTCGCGACTTCGCGCAGTGGGTCAAGAGCCGCCAAGAGAAGGAGCGCGCCGACTGAGGCGAAGCCCCCCGACGATCGGAAGAGGCCGGCCCTGACCGGCCTCTTTTTTTGGCCGTCAGATCGTCGCCAGCCGATCGCGCCGCGCCGCCATGCCCCTGCCAAACCGGCCAAGTAGCCCGACGAGCCCGAAGCCGATCGCGCCCATGAGCCACGTCGACGGCTCTGGAACCGCCGACATGCTGATGCCCTGAGACGTCAGCTCGGCGTGCGGACCGAGCGTCAAGACGATCCCTTCCGACAGGCTGTAAGGCGCGAGCGCCCCAAACGGCGTGGTGTCGTTGAACGAGAAGCTCGACGTCGTCGTCAGCGTAGTCGCGCCGAAGCTCGCGATCTCGACGCCGGGAGTGTCGGTCCCGCTCGATCGCCCGCCGAGCCCGTCCGCATTGTCCACCCAATAGCCCGCCGCCGCTGACGCCGAGCCCGAATCGAGCGTGAAGCTCGCCGTTTCGTGGAACGCCGGGGCATTGTGCGGGTAGCCCGCCGCGCCGATCGCGACGAATAGCGTCTCGCTCGTCGCTGCGTTGTTCGTGATCTGAACCTGACCGAGCGACAGCCGATCTGGACCGAATTCCTGAGTCCCGCCCGTGAACAGGATCGAAATGTCGCCGACCGTCGTCGAGCCGAACGCGACCGCGTGCGGGTTGAGCGACGAGTCGCACGCTTGCCCGTTAGCGCACGCGAAGATCGAGCCGCCGTTCTGGATCGCGACCGAAATGTTCTCGACCGCCAGCGCCGGAATCGGCGCCGCCGCCGCGAGAGCCGCCGCCATCAAAAGACTGCGCATGATGAATCCCCAAAGAGCGAAATAGCCCTTCGGGACAGTGGCAGCGATCAATGACGAGCACAAGACGTCCTTTCCGCCGAAACAGCGCCCGCGCTTCGGTTTTCCCCGCATTTTCCGCTTGCGTCTCGGGAAACTTTGGCTTAGGACGATCGAACGGGTTCGACGCCCGCAACCGCCTAAAGGACCGTTAAGTGACTGACAAACTTCATCCTTTCACAGCCGCCGGAATGGGGTTCGCCCCGTTCCGGTTCGTCGGCGTCTTCGCGATCCCGTCGCCCGAAGCCAATCCCGCCGCTTATGAGAACGCCTCGCTTGACCGCTGAACGGACGGGCGCCGCGCGCGCCCGCCCTTTGAGCGATCCCGCTCTCGTCTCGCAAACCGCCGAGACGCCAACCGTAGACCAAAAGGACCAAACGCATGACCAAGATCAAGACAATCAAGCTCTCGGACGGGTGGCCCGCCGAGGACGCTTTCAACATGACCAAAGACCAGCGCGCTTCAAAGCGTTTCCGCGTCGAGCAACTGACTGACTCGATCGACTTCACGACCGGCGAATATCTCGATCGCCCCGCCGTCGAGTCGCTCGTCCACTCGCGCGATTGGAAAGTGACGATCGTTCCCCCGAAGGGCTGACCGTTCCCTCGACGGGGCGCGCTTTCGAGCCCGCCCCGTGTGGGGAGCGATCCGCTCCGAACCGCAAACCCAAAAGGACTAACTCAAATGACTAAGCAGACCCTCACCCGCGAGAGCCTTGAGGCGATGACCGTCGCCGATCTCGTCAAGCTCTCCAACGGACTCCCGCGCAACGCCCGCGTCGCCAACCGTCAGATCGTCCAGTGGAAAGCGTCGAAGGCGAAGCTCGTCGACCGCATCCTGAAGGCGGTCGCGAAGAACGACCGTCCCGTCGACCTGATCGACGTCGCCATGTCGAAGGGCATTTCGCCTGCCGACTTCGCCAAGCTCGCCGAAGGCAAGAGCCGCGACGAAGTCTCCGCCGCGCTCGACGATCTCCCCGAAATGTTCGACCACGCGCACGATCCCGATCGCGCCACGAACGAGCCCGCCGAGATCATCGCGCCCGTGACCGCCGCCGAGCTTCCGACCGACAAAGCCGTCGACGATTACTTCGCCGCGCAGCAGGAAGCCGAGCGCGCCGAGAGCTTCGCCGATCCCGACGAGACGCCCGTGACGCATCTGCCGCCCGTGCCGCAGGAGGCGATCGACCGCGCCTTCGCCAAGGCCGACGCGGAAGACGCCGAGCACGAGGCGATGATCGCCAGCGCCGACGCCGTCATCGCCGACGCTCAAGCCGCCGTCGCGCACAGCGAAGAGCTTCTCGCCAAGACGCGCCAGACTCCCGGCATGCGTCGCCTGACCGCGCGCGCCAGCGCCGCGAAGCTCGCCGAAGCCAATCTCGCCGAGCAGCAAGCCGCGCTCGATCGCGCCAGCAAAGAGCGCAGCGTGCTCGACGCCGCTGGCGATCTCGCGACCGCGCTGATTATGTCGCCGCCCGCCAAGGCGAAGCCCGCCAAGGCCGAGAAGCCCGCGCCCGCACCGAAGCCCGCCAAGCCCGCCAAGCCGCCGAAGGCGGACAAGGAGGCCGCGCCTGAAAAGCCCGCTCCCGGAGGGCCGAAGCCGCTGCCGAAGGACGGAACACTCAACCGGAAGATGGTCGACTTGCTCTGCCGCCCCGAGGGAGTGACAACCGCCGAAGTCCGCGCGCTCGGGCTCAAAGCGAGCGTCAAGTCCTATGCCGCGTTCTTCGGGCCGCACTGCGGATTCGTCGTTCTCAACGAGCCAGACGGCGACGATGTTCGCTGGAGACTCGTCAATCCCTGATCGCGTCCGCGATCCTCGAAAGAGCCCGAGCTTGTCTCGGGCTTTTTTTTCGGCCGAGCGCGAAAACCGCTTGCGTTCGGTAGGTTTGGGTTTAGGTGATCGAACACGTTCGATCGATCCCCGATCGACTTCACCGGGAGAAAGGACCCCGATGACCGACTACCCCGTCACCTGCTACTCGGGCGCTTCGCGCCTTCAATCCGAGCTTCTGCTCGCCTTCAACCTCGTTGCCCCGGCTGGCAACTGGAAGCTCGCGATCGACGACGGCGTCGACGCGAGCGTCGACTCCGCCCTCTTGCGCGACGCCGTCGTGCACTTCACCGGCTCGATCCCCGCGATCGAGTCGACCGGCGTCACGAAGCGCGTGACCGCCGCCGGTTACTACGCGACATGCGGCGCATAGCGCCGCGAGCCTCGCGCTCCCCGAGCCCCGGTTCGCCGGGGCTTTTTTTTCGGCTACCGGCGCGATCTGATCCGCTCGATCGCCTCTTCGATCGAGCCGAGAGCGGGCAAGATCGGCCCCTTCTCGACCGCCGCGCAAACCGAGCAGATGACCGGAGTCCCCGGGTGATCCTTGAGAGCCCGTTGCCCTGACGGGTAGATTCCGACGCGCGCGCCGCATCGCGAGCAGACGTGCGAGTTGTCCTGATCCGGGTGCGTGTTCCACATGTCGTCGAGCCGCATGACGACGAGCCCTTGCAACCTCATGCCGCCGCCCTCCGCCAAATCATCGGCCGCTCGTTCCAGATCGACGTCTTGACCTTATTATATTCGCGCGCGCGCAACGCCGCGTTGAACAGCCGCGACATGTCCGCGGTCGGAATCCGCCCGCCGTCGACGACATAGCTCTCGAAATGCCCGATCGACCGCCCGTTGAATCCGTTCGCGATCACGAGCCACCTCGGCGAGAGCGCCGCGAGCACGTCGTCGAGGTGCGCGATCGGCTCTTCAAAGTGCTCGAAATATTCCGACGCCACGACCACGTCAGCGCGCCCGAGCCCGACGAAGTCGGGGCGAAGCTCGAACCCGCGCTCGGCGGCGATCGAGCGCGCCGCCCGGTACTGGAACGTCTCGACGAGCTGGGTCCCGACGACGCGCGCGGCGCCGAACACTTCGCCGAGCGCCGCCGTCGTGTAGCCGAAGCCGCAACCGAGATCGACGACGAGGCTCGCGAGCCCGATCGCGTCGACCAGCGAGCCCGAGCCATCGCCGAGCCGCGCCGTCTTGAGCGCCGCGATCCCCTTGCGCGAGTAGCGAGTCCAGCATAGCCAGAGGTCCGCGAGGTAGACCGGATCCGCGTACACCGCGAAGTCGTGCGTATCGTACCAGCGGCGCTCTAGATCGCCGACGAGGCTCGCATCGTAGGTCTTTAGGTGCGCCTTGCGGTGCTCGACGAACGCGTCGACAAGCTCGCGCCGCCTATCAACAAAGCCGCACCGCTCGATCAGACGCCAATAGTCGCCCGCGCCGACGCAATCGAATATGCTCGACCGCAGCCCGAGCGCGCGGCTCGACCCCCGGCCCGCCGCCGGGTCAGGGTCGAGCCCAATAGCAATGCCCCCAGGGCTCGGCCCGCCCTCGTCGTCCAGCTTCCGCCATTTCTCGCGCACGATCTGAACCGCACAGTTGCGCCACCGGATGTGGTGATGGATGCGGTGGAAGACCGTCTTCATCTCTTCGACGCTGACCGCCGAGGGAGTCACCATGACCGAATAGAAGCTCTTAACATATGTGCCGGTGTCGAAATAAAGCTCGGTCATCCCGCCCGCGCTCGATTGCGTCGGCTTTTGCATGACCATGATCGCCGGAATGGTGAGGAACAACTCGCCGCGCCGCCCGCCGCTCGTGTACGTCGTCACGTCCTCATTGATCCGCCCGACGAACTTGAACGGCCGATCGACGTCGCACAGGAACGTGTTCATCGCCTTGCGCTTGCTAAAGTCGCTGTCGCCGCCGCCGAGGTGATCGCCGCCTTGGCTCATGGCGATCGAGAGCGCCGGGATGGTGACGAAATAGTCGAGCATCAGATCGAGCACGCGATCGAGCGAAGCGACCGGCCAGTGGCCGAACCGCTTCCGCCCGTCGAAGCGGATCTCGAAATGACTGTAGTCGTCATCCATCTGCATAAACAGACGCGCGCCGATCGAGCGCGCCAGATCGAAGCTCGCATTGCGCGCGTAGAAGACCGAGCGCCGATCCTCCTTGCCGCAATCGGCTTCGTCGAAGCGCGCCGCGATCTCGCTCTTATTAAAGACGAGCACGCGCTCGCGGTAGCGCGCCCGGTACTCGGGCAAGGTCCGATCCTCGTCGTCGACCACTAGATACCAGCGCCCGGTGTAGCCATAGCGTTTGAGCGCTTGGATCGTGTGCACCTTGTCGGGGCGCCCGTGCGTGAGGATCAAGACCGCGAAGTCAGTTCGCATCTTCCGGACGCGGCGCCGCCAGCAACTCGTCGGCCGCCTCGAGGGCGAGGGCGAGCATGAGCCAACCGAGAAAGAGCCGCGCGACCGTGAGCCGCAAGAGCGCGTCGGTCACGGCTTGGGCTCGCTGACGACGACCACCGGACGCTTGCCGCCGACGACGACGCGCATCGCCGCTCCCGCCGGGAGCATCGCCTTAGCGTCAGCGATCTTGCGCTCGGCCTCGCCGATCAGCGCCCGCGCCTCGTCGATCGAGCGCTCGACGTAAGCGACGAACGCCGCGTCGACCGCGTCGCCCGCCGCGACCAGCGCTTCCCATACGTCGAGATCATCCGGCTTCACGGCTCGCGCTCCGGTTCGGGCCCGAGCGTCTCGCGCATCACGTCGCGCGCGCCGTGCTCGCCGAGCCCGTAGCCGAGCATAGCCTTCGCCTTGTCGATCCAAACGACCGCGTCGTTCAAGAGCCGGGCCGTCGAGACGAAGTCGCGCACGACCGCCGCCGAGAATGCGGCCCGCACCGCGGTTCCGGCGCTCTCGATCGTGCTCCAAAGCTCGACGTCGTCGGCCATGCGATCCCTCTGGTTAAAGTTGGGCTTTAAGATCGCCGGGTAAATCGCCAAAAAACCGGAATGGCGATTCCGGCCGTAGGCGACCAAGGAGGCCGCATGCCGGATGCCCCCGCTACCTGCATGTGGGTCGAAGGCGTTCGACAGGCTAGGCGTCAGGCAGACGCCTTAGGATCGACGCCGGGCACGGCGATTCCGGAATTTTCCCGGCGACCGGATTCGCCCGTTTCTTCGAAGGAACAGAACGCCAGCGGGAAAATGGCAACGCAATCAACGCTCTCGCCAACTTTGCCGTTGAATCCGTTCGATCGCCGCGCCATGATCGACCGCGATGAACCTCCCGGCCGACAAGCAAAAGCGCCTCGCCGATCTGCTCGGGATGCTCGGGTCCGCCCACGACGGCGAAGTGCTCAACGCCGCCAAGCTGGCGCAGCGGGAGCTGGGCAAGCTCGCGTTGACCTGGGGAGAAGTGCTCGGCGGCGGCTACTCCGAGGACTTCGTGCGCGAAGTCGCCGAGCGCGCCTATGCCGAGGGCTTCGTCGCCGGCCAAGCCGCCGCGCCCCGGCCCAAGGCCGCGCCCGCCGCGCCCCGGATCAATCCGTTCGTCGGCTACGCCTCGCACATGCTCGACGAATACGCCCATTGCTTGAGCGAATGGGAGATCGGCTTTTGCGAGTCGTGGACGCTGCGCAAGGGCAAGCCGCCGAGCGAGAAAGAGCGCGCCATCTTCGCCCGACTCGCCCGCAAGACCGGCGTCGAGCTTCCCGAGCCGGACGACTGGTGACGTCGGCGACGTCGGCCTGAGAGATGGATCGCGCCCGCCCCTATTACGACGAGCACATAGCCGCCCTCGACCGGTCCTCGATCGCCGTGTTCGCGTTCGCCCGCTTCTGCTGGCGCCGGGGCCTCGCCGTGTTCGTGCCGCCGTTCCAGATCGCCAAGCGCGATTCCGGCGATCTGTTCGTCTACCCGCACGACCAAGACGGCAAATGCACCGGGGAATTCCGCGTCGAGGTCCGCGGCTCTGGCAAGCTGACCTTCGGACCCGACGGCGGCGGGACCGATCTGCCCTCGATCATGTTCGCCGACGCGGCCGAGATCGACCGCCACCTAGCCGCTGGAACGCGCCGCTGGGCCGTCGTCTCCGCCGATCTCAAGGCGGTCGCGATCGTCGACGTCAGGACCCAGGCCGCGTGGTCGACCCGCGCGTTCGCCCACCATATCACCGGCTCGATCCGGCGCGGCGTATGCTGCCCCGTCGATCTGATCCGCTTCTATCCGCTGCCGTGAGGACCGATCGGAGTCGGCCCGAGATCGTGACGCCCCATAGCCGAGCCGTCCGCCCGGCCCGCCGCGCCGACGATGTTCTCTTGCCGCCGATACGCCTCTTCGGCGACCCGGCCGGCGTTCTGGCACGCCTCGATCGCCTGCGCGAACAGCCGTTTCTTTTCCGAGTCGAGCGCCGCCATGCCCGCCTTGGTCAGCCGATCGATCGCCGCGCCCAGGCTTTGCACGACCGCCGCGAAGTCTTCGTCACCCGGCATCAGATTCCGTCTCCCATGAAGTCGCGCGTCGCCAGCGTCGCCCGGAACGGATCCGCGCCCTTCAAGGCGCGGAAATATTCCCGCTCCGCCTTGCGCCGCTTGAGCCGCCAGCGCGCCGCCGCCCCCTCCGGGGCAAAAAAGCAATATGCGCCGAACGAGCCGAGCACGTCATAGCCGCCGCGCGCCTCGAATTCGAACAGCGCCGCCGCGAAGTCGCCCTCTTCGCCTTCGTACATCTTCGGCCAGTGCCCCGGCCAGCGATCGACCAGCGCCGCGCCCATGTCGTCGAAGACGAGCGGAAACCGCGCGTTCAATTTCCCGCTCGACGCTCGGGAAATGTCCTGTTATGATCGAACCCGTTCGACGTAACCGCGTCGCGCCCTAAACCAAAAGGACCAAACCAATGCCCGCACCCGATTACGACCATGTCGCCCTCTCCGAAGCTTTCGACCGCGTCCGCCCCGAAAAGAACGCAAAAAAAATCAACGCCACAATCATCCTCAAGCCCAACGACAACGCCGCCAAACTCGCCGACCTGATCTTCCACGCCGTCGAACACTTCGCCCGCGTCGAGCCCCGCGTCGAACTCCGCCGCAACCGCCGCAATCAACGCGTCCTTACCGTCATCGCAAACCTAAACCCCGTCGACGCGATCGCCGTGATCTTCGATCGCCATCCCTACCCCGCCGTCTGGCTCGCCATCGCCAACGATCCTCACCTCGACGCCGACGAACAATCGATCGCCGAAATGAACATAACCCTCGCCCAGATCGCCGCCGTCCGCGCCGAACTCGCCGCCCTCAAACCATACCGCAAAGACGTCCGCGAAGCCCTCCGCCGCCGCGAGCGAATCGAACTCCGCCGCAACCCGATCTAATCCTCAATCCCCGTTCGAAACGCGCGAGCCCCCACCGCTCGCGCGTTTCCCTTTGTCGCCCCGCCGCCGCCGTCGCTCGATCTCCGCCAGCGCCAGCAGCGCCAGCCGCAAATGATGCGCGCAACCGTCAATCCCATGCGCGCGCGAAAGCCGCTCTAACTCCGTAACCAGCCCGACGATAAACCGATCGTCGCCATCCCCCTCACGCGTCGTCGCCGACGCCGCCGCCCGCGAGCGCACCAAGCCGCTCATTCAACGTCACAAAACCGCCCTCGATCGCCCGATCAAAGTCGACGATCACCAGCGCGCTCGCCTCCATCAAACGCTGTACCTGCGCGTCCGCATGCGCGTAAAAATCCGCGATCCGATGAAAATCAAAAATCACATGCCGCTCAGCCGCCCGATGCAAAAACGCCGCCACCTCCGCAGGCAAATCCGCCCGCCCAATCTCAGCCCGCAACGCCTCGCACTTCCTCGCATCGCACAATTCCCCAACCCCCGGCCGATCCCCTCCCGGATCATAGACCGGCGCCCTCAGCTTCCGCGTGTATATGTCCGCCTCGTCGCCCCCCGTGTATGCCGCTAACTCCCGATCGCTGAAACCAATCAAACTAACCTCAAACCCTATGCTCTTTAGATCGCCAAGCTCGATCCGTAGAAGGCTCTCGTCCCACCCCGCATTCAACGCCAGCTTGTTGTCCGCCATCACATATGCGCGCTTCTCCGCATCACTCCACCCGCGCGCAACTATCACCGGTACCTCGCCAAACGGTAATTGCCCGCCTTGAACCGTCTCAATCCGTCCGCCCCCCTTATAAATCTCCTGCGCCGCCGCTACCCGACCATGCCCCGCTACTATCCCACCCCCCTCGTCAATAAGTATCGGATTCGTCCACCGAAATTTCTTGATGCTCTCTACTATCTGCCCAATCTGCCCCACACTGTGCCGACGCGCGTTCCGCTCATACGGCGCTAAACTCGACGCCGCCCGATACTCTATCGTCGCTCCCGACATGCTATCCCTTTCCACAGTGGGGTAATTGTAGTTCTCCACGCCAGATAATTCCGACACAAAAATTTTTCACAGGGGACGGTAGGGCGGTCCCGCGGCCCCGGCCGAAATTATTGCCGCCGCCGCGCCAAGAGGATCGACGAGGCCGGTCGTGGGCCGGATCGGCCGGATCGGATGAACGAGACACTGACCACATGCGCGAGCCATCCCTTCGGCCATCCCTGCCCGGCCCGATCCCTATCCGTCCCGAGCCGCATCGATGCTATGCCAGCCTCGACGATCACCAGCATTTCCGCCGATCTCCCGGCGTCGAGCGCGCTCGATCCGCCCACCTGTCCGCCCGCCTTTCCACAGATTCCCCCACTGTGGAATAGAACGCGCTCGATCGGAGCCGCGCTCGATCGCCGCGTCGAGCAATCCCTTTCGTAGTCCCTTCGGGCCCTACATCGGCCGCCGACTATGTCTGATCGCGCATCCGCCACACAAACCGGCGCAGGCCTAGAAAAAGCTGACGCTCGATCGCGCCCGCCCGCTCTTTTCCCGTGTTCTTTCCCGCAATCCTTTTGTGGTAGGCAGGTCCGCTACGGGTCCGCAGGCTAGGCCAAAAATCATAACCTGCTGTTCCGACATACCTTTCCCCCTCCGCCCCGCTCATATGGAATAAGCTAGCCCAAAACGCGCGGCGCGCGCCAAGCAATCCTTTTTAGTGGGAGCGCTGCTCGATCGTTAGCTGATGAAGAGAGCCAGCGACGAGCGGACAAGCCGGCGTAGCGAACCCGGAGGGCGGCTTGTCCCGAGGAAGCGAAGCTGCTCGTTAGCCGCCTTTTTGACGGGCGAGCGCGTGTAGAGAGCTTTCGGAAAAAGGGTGGTTTTTGAGCTTTCCGCGTTGCCGACCGGCACGAGTCGGCGAGCGTGGACAAAGAGGGGACAGTTGTTGATTCTTCTCGCGCGGGTGAAGTAGAGCTAACTTTGAGAGTTTAGTGAGCTTTGGCGCTTCAGCTTGCCGCGCGAGCGGCGACGCAGCGCCTGACGCTGATTAAGATTCGCTTGAGCGCGCGCGAGTAGTCGCGAGAACCGAGCACGATTCCCGATTCGACGCAAATGAACTTTTGCGACCGTTGATTTGACGCAGCTATTTATCCACAGATCGCGTCTGCGGACCTTGACGCCTCGCCGCGATCGATGCTTCTTTTGCCATTGATGCTCGCGCCGCCGGTTCCGCCCGCCGCCTTTCGCGCCGCCCGCGCGTTTTTCGGATGGCGGCGCGTGGACGCCGCGACGCGCGCCGGAATCGCCATCCGAACGCTGCGCGCCATCGAAACCTCGGCCGTCGCTTGCCATTGGCGGTCCGCCGAGCGCCTCAAACAAATGTACGAAGCCGTCGAAGTCGAATTCTCCGGAGAGGGAGTGATTCTCATGTCGAAAATGAACTTTGAGGCCGCCAACGCCCGCGACGCCGTCCGCCGGTCCTCCGACAGCGCCACCCGACGCCACGCCCGCGCTCTCAATACCGAACCGCCAAAAACCGACGAGGCCGCCTTCCGCCGCCGCGCCCTCAACCACCTCGCCGCCCTCGTGCGCGACGCCGTTGATCCCGATCGCCGCCGCTATCGCCTCGAAGCTTTCATGGCCGCCGCCAGATCGTGGAAACTCAATCCCGAACGCGAGGCCAAAAAACGTAAGATCGCTGGATAAATGCGAACGCGCGCCGATTGCGACTCGACGCGCGCTCTTTTTGAACCAAGCCCACCGGAGGGGCTCGATCCATGCCGCAAAACCTATCGCTGAAACGCGTCCGCGTCACCGATCCGAGCGCGCTGACCGACTACCTTTTGGGCGAAAGCGCGTCGTTCACGCTCGTCTCGGCCAAGTCTGGCGCGGCCTTCCGGTTCTTCACCCGCTGGCGCCCGCACGGGCGATGCTGGTACGTCGCCGTCGAAGGCGCGCGCAACCGGCCCGGAAAAGCCAAACCCGGCGCGGTCCAGATCGGAGTCATCCTCAAGGGCGGAAACGATCTCACCCGGCCGACGGCGTTCGTCGCAAACCTGCAACCCGGCCCCGTCGACGAGCGCGTCGGAACCGTCGCCGGGGACGCCGCCCGCGTCTTCGCGTGGTTCGCCGGTCACCTGCTCGACGACCGCAACATTCCCGAGGGCGTCGAAGTCTTTGTCCCGGCCGAACGCCCAAAAAACCAAACGCCGGATTCGCGCCAGTGAAGCTCCGTTATGTCCCGGCGATCTATCCCGCGCTCGCCGCGACCCGAATCAACCGGAGACGGCTCGCCAAAGTACGCCTGATGCGCGCCGATCGCGCCATTGCGGCGCGTGAAGCGCGTGCGGTCAAAGCAGTAAAAGAACCATGAAACGGGCGCGAAAACCGGTCGCGCTGACCGTGCGAATCGCCGCCGCCAAGAAAGCCGCCGCGACCCGTCGCCGGATGAAGCTCGCGCGCCGACAAAAATGGGTTCGTTCCGCCAAAACGGAGTGAACCATGAGAACGAATCAGGAATATCCCGGTTTGTTCTAATCCGCCAATCCGCCGAATCAGCGCGATCGGGCCCGAGCGCGGGAAACCACCGAAAACCGCCGCCCGAGCCCGATCGCCAATCCTCCGCGCCCTTTAAGGCCACGGAGGCGACCGGAGGCGGCCGATCCGGACCGCGCCGCCATCATCCTACCCTCGATCGCGCCCTAGCCGCTGGCGCCCCGCTGCGCCCCAACGGTTACGCATCTAAACGCGCGCATTCCCGGTGGAAAACCGCGTCGTAGGCATTTCCGCCCATTGACGCAACCATGTGTGGAATGCTGCAACCGCGAGCGCGTAATCGGAAGCGATTCGGCTCTTGCGCCACACGAGCCCGAATCGTCTCTTCCGAGCGTCTGGCGCATGTCTGTTCCGAACAGACCGCCATGCGGGCGGCCGACCAGTGACGGAGGCTGATCGGCCGTCCCTCCATTGCAGCGTCGCATCAGGCTCTTGCGCACGGCTATTGATGCGCGCCGAACAATGAAAAACAACGATTCCTCGGGACGCGCGCAATTCGCGTGAGCTTCGCCGAGGATAGCCCTAACAATGCTCGAAAATCGGCCTACGTCTAGCCCCTCGAATCAAACCCCAAACGCTCGCGGTGTTCATTGCTCTTGAGCGCCGCATACCGATTTTCATTGTTCAGCCGCTCGCATATCAATGCGACGCCCCGGTCGAACCATTGATAAAGCTGCCGCGCGTTGAACGACCGCCCCGGCATGACTTCGGCCCGATCGGCGTCCTTGGACCGCACGCGCTTGCGCAACTCGCTGATCTCGCGGCCGATTAACGCTCTCGCCGCAATGTCGATGCCTCGATCGCGCGCCCGCTTGACGGCGAAAAACTCGTGCCCGGTGAGCGTTGTTCCTTTCGCCGCCCGCCGCGCCTTCAAATAGCCCGAGGCCCACCGTTTCTTGCGCTTGCGCCTCACCGCCTCTTCGATCAGCGCCACCCGAACCGGCTTGTTCTTCGCCTTCACCGCCCAGGCCAGCGCCCGAGCCCTGATCGCCGCCGATTCTGTCCTGAACGCCGCTAGCTCTTCGGCCGTGCGAAGCTCGATCGACTTGAGCATCCGATCGGCCGCGACCCGGCGCCGCCGCAACATGCGATCGACGTCGAACCGCGGATCGGATCGCCCGAGGCTGACCAGCGTGACCGCGTCGCGCATCAAAACGTCGTCGATGGCGCGGATCCATTCCAGCGCCTCGTCGGCGCCGCGAAGCTCGCCGCCCGAGAACGACCGATCGGCGGCGGCGAGCACGTCCTCGATCCAATCCTCAAGCTTGCGCTCGACCTTGTCTTCGAACGACCTGACCGGAATCGGCATCGCGTTGCCATACGCCCGAGGCCCGACGCGCGCGCTCGACGCCTCGATCACCCGGAACGCCGTCGCGATCCGCTCCGCCACCTCCGCCACGGTCCAGCCGCGATTGGGGACAACCGGTGGACAAACGGTGGACAACTCAAGGGACATTTCCGGGACGCCCGTGGTTTGCCTGCATGTCAATCCCTTCGCGCTCAGAACGGTATGTCATCCTTGTCGCCGCCGAAATACTGCTCTGGCTCGGGTTGCGTCTCGGCGAATCCGCGCACCGGCTTGCCGGTCCACCATACGAACCATTGCCCTTGGAATTCGCCAAAGCCAACGATCCCGTAGCGTTCCAGTGATTCCCGCACCGCCTTGAGCTTCGGCACCAGCCGCGAGCGCCGTTTCTTCTCGCGCTCGCGCTTGCGGTTCTCCGCCGCTTCCGCCGTCTCGCCGGGGACCGCGATCGGCGGCGGCTCGTCATCCGGCACGCGATCGACGAACTGCCGCTTGACCGTCTCGTAATCGACGATCGACTTGACGCCCGCCGGGACCGTCATCGACGGCGGCACCGGTTGCCCCCATCGCTTTTCGGCTTCGAAAAACGCGCGTAAGAACGGCTCTTCTTCGGTTTTCGCCTTGAGGACGAATCCCTTCGTTTCTTCGCTGCGCCGATTCGCCTCTTTCTCTCCGACCGGCAAACAGGCGCAACTGGTCACCGGCTTGCCGCGCTTGTCGACCATGACCTGACCGGTCTTCGGATCGAGAATCTCGATCCGCTTCAACTCGAATTGCCAGCCCGGCGCGTCATCGTCCTCGTCGCGCTGCTTGCCGATCTTGATCGTGCGCACCTTCGTCGTCTCGTCACGCGTCACATAGACGGTCTGGTCAATATTGGCGAAAATAGCCGTCGAGCCGCGCAGCTTCTCGCCGCTCGCGTTCATGTGATGCACGAGCGAGACATGACACTGCAACTCGGCGTTGATTCGCCCGATGTTGGCAAACACGAGCCCGATGTCCTTCGCGCTGTTCTCTTCGGCGCCGACGGACGCGGTGGCTAGCGTGTCGAAGACCACGAGCCGCAACGGCACCGCGAATTGCTTCTGGATCGCCCGGATCTCTTCGATCAGCTTCGTCGTGTCGCCGTCTTTCGCGTACAGATCGACGCTGTTCTGGAGCAGGACGAACGGCGTCTCGCGGCTGAATTCGACGCCGAAATACTGCCGCCATGCGCGCAGCCGCTTTTTGACTCCCCGGCTTCCCTCGCCAGCTTGGTAAATCACCAGCCCCGGAAGCACGTCGAGCCCGAAAAAGTCTTTCCCGTGCGCGATGCACATCGCCGCGTGCATCATCAGAAACGACTTGCCCGATTGTGACGGCCCGCCCGTGACGCTCTTGTCGCCGACGCTGAATATGCCGTCGATCAGCCATTCGTGTTCCGGCCCCGGATCGTCGAGCGCGTCGAGGAACAGCGCGCCGAACTTCGACTTGAACGGCTTGGCTTCGCCCTCCGCCGCGGCGATGAACGCTTCCGCCGCGACGACCGGAGGAAGCTCGAGGGTCTCCAAGGACCGGAGAAACTCGACCCGCCCGCCGCCAGCCGCGACGATCTTTCCCGCCCGCGCTTGCGCCACGTCGGCCCAATCGGCGCCGTTCGGCGCCATATGCACGCTGACCGTCCGTTTTTGGATCACGAGCCGCCGCGCGGCGCATACGACTTTCATTTGCGTCGCTTGCCGCTCCGAATCGCCGTCGCCGAGAAGCAAGACTTCGGTCGTGTCGTCGCGCAATCCCGCCGCAGGGTGAGTCATGTCTGGCACGCCGTTGACGATCCACACCGGCTTTCCGTCTGGCCGCCGGATCGTCGGATGGGGGATCGAGCCGGTCGCCTTGCCATAGACCGTCGAGAACGAGCCGCCGGCGGCTGCGAGCGAAAGCTCGTCGACGCCGACGCCGAGCGCGTACCATCCGAGAGTCGTCTCGATCCCCTCGCCGATCGCGATCCGCTCGGTCATCATGCCGAGCCGGATCAATCCGCCCCTTGGGCTGCCCCGGAACTTTTTCGCCCCGTTGCGATCCTTGTCGCCGATCGCTTGCCATTTGCGCGGCGCCCCTGACTGGTCGAGAAAAGTCTGATGCAGCGCGATCACGCCGTCGTCGACGTCGCGCACCCGAGCGACCATTGCCGGAAGCTCGGCCAGCCACACTTTCGGCTGAACGTCGCGCTCGCGATCGAGGCTCGGTCGAGAGCCGAAATACGACTCTGCCGTTTCGGCATATCCCCAGTAGTCGAGCGCTTCGACGAACAAGAGATCGATCACCAGCCGCTTGAGCGGCGTCGCCCCGCGCTCGATCAGATAAGCTTCGGCTAGCGTGCCCGCGATCGGGACCGCGCGCCTGAGGACCGTCTCGATCTGATCGTCGTCGCGCTTGCGCTTGTCCGCCGCCGCCTTCTCTTCGGCTTCGGCCAGCGCCGCCATGCGCGCGCGCCGCTGTTCGATCTGCTTGAGCCGCTCGGCCTTCTGCTCGTCTTTCTCGTCGAGCGAACGATCCGGCCGATCGCGATTGTTGATAAGCTCGCACGCCCGCACGAAGTCGAGCCCCGTCGCGTGCATGACCATGTCGATATTGTCGCCCGTCTCGCCTGACGGGCGGCAGAGGTAAATCCCGCGCCCCTTGCGTGGGCTGACGATGAAGCCGTCGCCGTGCACCGTGCACCCGGCGGGGCAATGCCCGACGAGGTCCGAGCCCTGCCGCCGCAGCTTCATGTTCAAAGACGCCGCAACGTCTTCGATCGGAGTCTCTTGCGCGTCGCGCTTGAAGACCTCCCACTCGGTCGAGAGGGTCATTCAGTCGCCCTCCCCGACAATGTGAACACACGCTTACAAGACGACAGACTCCCTTTGTTGTTCATTGCGGGCGGCCTCCGGAGGTTTTGAGAAGCGATCGGCCTGATCGCCCCATGTGTCCCATCCCGGCCGCGCCGAGCGTGCGAATAACTCGCAGCGCCATACGCTCGGAAACAGCCGTTCAAGGGATTCGTGTAGCTCGTCGGGCTTGCGCGAGTGCTCGCGCGTCGGCGCAACGATCAAGTTGCGTTCCGAACGGGAGACGAAGTCGGGATGACCTTTCGTCGCGATGATGAACGGCTCGCACGCCCCGCGCATGAGGTAGCCGGTCGAGAACGCCCATTTGCGCCCGGTTCTGGATCGCTTCGCCCACGAGCCGCCGCTCTTGTAATCGAAGCCCCACGAGCGCGAGAGCGAGATCGCCTCGGGCAAAAGCGGCCAATAAGCCCACATGACGAGCGCGCAATCGCGCGTGGTGAGGTCTTGCACCGGCAGCGCGCGGAGCGCGTCGAGCGTCATCGTCGCGTAATGCCGATCCGGGCTCTTTATTCGGCCTTTCGCCGAATACGTCATGAACCGCCACGGCGGATCGGCCAAAATGAGCCCATATTTCAAAGCGTAAAGGTTGCCGAACGGCCACATGAGCCAAGCGCTCTCGAATCGAATCAGTTCAACGATCAGAGATCGACAAGAGGTTGCGGGCAATCCTCGCGTCGCTTTCGAGCGCGATAGCCACAAGTTCGGCCAGCGCCGCCCCCGGCGGCTGATCCGAATCCGCCGCCAACCGTTTGAGCGCCGACTCCTGCAATCGATCGATCACGACCGCGCGCGTCAGCGTCGCCCGGGCCGGATCACGAAGCTCGCTCGCGCCGCGGCTGACCAGGAATCCACATTCGCACGCAAGCAAACGCACGCGCTCGCCGGTCAACCCGAGCGCGTGCCCGATCTCGTCGACCGAATGCCCGTCGAGATAGAGATCGAGGACGCGCTTCATGATTTCGCGCCGACTTTGATCGCGCTCTTTGCGCGACTCTTTCTTTTGCTCCCGCCATGCGCGAATCGCCGCCAGCGCCCGCGCCTGATCGTCTGGCGCTAACGCTTCCCATGCCGCCGCCTTCGCCCGCCTGATCGCGACCAGCCATGCTGGAGGCTCAGGCTTGGTCGCCCGCCTCGTGTCCATCCCCCGCTTCGCGTTGATCGTTTCCACGCTCATTGTCGGCAAGCTCCGCATCTTGCTCGTTCGCGAGCGCTGACCGCGCTTGACCGGCGAGCGCCCGCAAAAGCTCGTCGACGCGGGTAAATTCCTTTGCGATCCATTCCAGCTTGTCGCGCTCCGTCTTGACCCAGGATGGCGGCGCCGCCTTGCGCTGCCGGATCTCTTGGCCCGCCGCGATGATCGCCGTCATGATGTCCGCCGCCGCCTCGATCCCGACGATCGTCGCCTCGTGCGCCCGATCGCGCCCCGAGCCGAGCCGCTGTGACTGCTCGTCGAACGAGCGCATTCTCGCCGCCTCGTTCGTGAGAATGTCACGGACAAGGCTAAAAACCTTTTCCCCCGGCATGTTCTTGATCGCTTCGCTCATTCGAGTCCGCCTAGCTCGACAATGCGCTGCTCGACGCTGGCGCGAAGCTCGATGCGGATCGCGACGGGGACCTTGAGCTTGTCTCGTCGGTCTTCGTCGCCGTCGAAACGGGCCTTGAGATCGTCCGGGCTAGTCGCGGAATCGATCAGGGCCTTGCAATATCGGACATAGTCGACGACGCCGGGATCGACCCAAATAGTTGCGAGTCGCTTGAGCTTCCCGCCGACCTGAATCGACTCTTGTCCCTTGTTGATGAGATAGACGCCTGCGTCGTGAACTTCCTGTTTCGAGATCGAGGTTGCAGTCAGTTCGACAAACTCGCCGCGAGAGGGTACGAAGACATGCGCTCGATTGATGTCCTCGACGAGTGCTCGCATGCGGTCAGGCCAAAGTATGAGCTGCAAGGGATCGTCGATAGGGTCGTCGTCGTGCTCTTTCTTGAGCATGTCGCGGATGTCGGCTTCCAACCCAACCGCAAGCAAATGATCTTCGGCGCCGTCGATCGCGCCGAGCTTGCGGCGGAATAAAATCATCAGCCTGCGCCGGACTGCCGGCGCCTTGTTGGGCTCGTCGCAGTCGATCCTGACTTCACGGTAAAGCGACCACAGCTTCCCGCGCAGTGTCGTCGGCGCTTTTCTTACTGACATCGGACAGTTCCCTTCTCCAGGCGTCGAGATTGGTGATGGCCGCGTCGCATTGTGCGAGCAAATCAGCGATTTCGAACAGATTTCGCTCTGCGAGAACCTTCAGCCCGCAAGCGGGCATGATCGAAACGATCTCGATTGCCGAGGTCCATTTCCACCACTCGTCGCCGAACGGTTTCGGTTCAGGCTTCGGTCGCGCCGTGCGGCCAGCGGCGGCAAGCTCTCTGACTGACGCTGGCGGCGTCGCCTCGATCATCTCGTCGGCGAGCTTCTTCTCGACCCGGGCGATCTCCATCGCCGTCTTGGCCTGCTTGGGGGATAGCCCGGCGTCGGAAGCGGCTTGCGAGCGTGTTAGTTTTTGTCCCTCGTGGGACTTTAATTGTTTCGGTCCTGTCTTCTCTTTTTTGATCTCGCCGAGAAGCTCGCCCGCCCGTTGCATCGCCCGATCGCGGATGCGCTGCGCGTCGTGCTCCATCTGGCCGTCCTTCATCTGACGAGCGTAGCTTTGGAGAGCCAAAGCTTTAGCGGCCCATTTGGCGCATTCGTCGACTCGAACGCATTGCGCAAGCGCGTTTCTGGCAGCGATATAATTTGCCGGTAATTTCGCTTGATCGCTCATGCCCGCCGCCTCGCCAGAACCTTTGCCGCGTCTTTCGCGCTGATATGCGCCTGCCCGAGATCGTCGTAGGTGAGCGCGAAGACGTCGCCGCCGTCCGCGATCACGTCGCACGGGGTGACTTCGCGCGCCGCCTTCTGCTGCTGCATTGGAGACGCGAGCGTAGCCGTGCGCGGAGATCGCTCGGCGGCGCCGAAGTACCAGACAGCCCCGGCGTCAGCTTCGTCGAGGTTGCCGGGACTCCAGCCGAGTAAGCGGCAGAGCGCGAGCGCTTGCTGTTTCGGCCGAGCTGGACGCCCGTCGCCGAGGAACAGCTTGCGCAATGTGAACACGTTGACGTCGATCGCTGGGATCGAGCGCATGTCCGCGACGAACTCGACGACCCCGGTCATCTTCGCCAACGCCTGCCAAGTCTGCGGATTGCTCGAAAGCTCGACCTTGCCTTTGTCCGGGTTCCAATCGCCCATGAACGCGCCGGGGCTGATCGTCGCCTCGAAATAGATCGCGTCGATCGCCTGCTCTTTCGTCAGCGCGATCAGCCAGCGCCCGAGCTTGACCATTGCCCCGACGTTGGTCTCGTCGCGCCCGACGATCGACGAGAAGACGGGCGCCGATCCGGGCGCGCCGAGCGCCGCGCCCGTCCGCGTCTTCGATATGTCGAGTCCAAGAATAAGCACGGCGTTCCCTCAAGATCGGCCCCCATTGCCGAAGGAACGCGGGTTAGAGGCCAGCGGAGCCGATCACCAGATCGTCGACGTCCGCGCTCTTGTCCGCCGCGTGCTCGTCCGCGCTCTTGCGCCTGCGGCGCGGGGGTTCCGTTGCCCGCGCCGCCGCTTCCGACGCGTCCGCCGCCGCCGCGAACAGCGGCAATTCGGCGTCCTTGCCGAATTCCTTACGCAACCAATCGTATTGCGCCTCGTCAGCGTCCTCGAAATTGTCGCCGACCGCGTCCGCCTTGCGCAAGTGATCGCGCCGCTTGATCTCGCCGCGCAGGACCTTGGAGCGGATCCCTTTGCCCTTGCTGTCGTCGATCACCGTCGAGATCGCGGCGCGAAGCGGTTTGCAGCGCCGCATGTATTCAGCGTGCTCATTCGCGAGGTCGCGCTTGATCGCCTCGATATGAATGATCGCCTCCGCGAACTGATCGCGGCTCGGCGCATTTGCTGGATGAATCGCCATGAATCTTGAATCCTTCCCTGTTATTTCCCTGTTATGCGCTGTGCCGCGCCCTTTCTCGCCGCAACACGGCGGCGCTCGGTTGATACGATCCCGTAGCGGGACGGTTGATCGATTTCGGCCAGCGCGCGCCTTCCGGCCAATTGTCGGAAAACCAGCGCACCGCCTTGTCGACGCTCTCGACCATGACCGTACGGCCTTTTTCCATCCGCACGAGGAAAGTCATGTTGCCGGTCGCCCGGTGCCAGCAGGTCGTCGAAGCGACGCCCGCCGCACGACAATACTCGTGCTCGAGGTCGCGCAGCGCATCGATCAGCGCGCCCGCGATCGGAGATTGAATCGTCATTCGAGTCCTCACTGGTAGTCGACCAAGTTCGACGCTGTCAAACCTCGCTTGTGTGGGCTTGTGCATAACGACAGGATGGCGACGTGACTATTGCATAATCGAACGCGTTCGACTAGGTTCGTCCTCCGAGTCGCGCTTAACCACCGCGGCTCGCCAAACCTCAAAAGGACGAAACTCAAATGGAATCAAAGCGAATCGAGAGCGCTCGCGACGCGCTCGCCTATTGTGTCGCCGGCCGCGCGACCGTCACATTCCGATCGACGTCGACCGGGGTGCGCTTCACTTATCGAATCCGTCAAGCCGAAGACAAAGCAACCGGGGAGTTGCAACCGCTGTGGTTCGTCAAGCTGCTCGTCGGCGCCGACAACGAAAGCTCCTACCAGTATCTCGGGCTGATCCGTCATACGCCCGCCGGATACCGCTATGAGCACGGCCGCAAGTCGACGATCAGCGAAGCCGCGCCCTCCGCCAATGGATTCGAGTGGGCCTTTCGAGCCCTCGCGGTCGAGCGCATCCCGCCCGCGCTTGAGGTCTGGCACAACGGCCAGTGCGGCAAGTGCGGGCGGATGCTGACCGTGCCGGAAAGCATTTCGGCTGGACTCGGGCCAAAGTGTCGCGCTCGTTTTGAAGCGGAAGCCGCGTGATGACCGAAGATGAATTCTTCGCGAGTCTCGGCCCGAGCATGCCGACGCGCCGCAAGCGCGCCGCCCCTCGACGGGTGAACTGGAAAGTGATCGCCGCGCTGATCGGAGGCGCGCTTGTCGTCGCGCTGACGCCACCCAAGCCGCCGCCGAGCGCCGAAGACAAGCGCGACGCTGAGTGCTCGGGAGTGCTGCTCTGGCTTGAGGAAGCGAGCGGCGAGCACGTCGGCATATTCCAGATGCCGCGCGAGATCAGGAAGCTCCAACTCATGGGGCTTTGCTGAATAAGCCGACCAAAGAGAAAGGACCGTCTGATGACTTGGCTTGAAGAAGACCGCCGCCGCTACCGCCCGAGCAGCAGCGGCAGAGAACCGAAGCACGCCGCGTGGACGAGCGTGCGCGGTCAATTCACGCTGACCGTCGTGCCGAGCCTTAGAGGCTCGTGGCGGAACCAGTGGATTTGGACCGTGCGCGACACGATGAACGGGTTTGCGATGCTCGCTGACGGGATCGCGCCGTCGCGCGAAGAGGGGTGCAAAGCCGCGATCGACGCGTCGACGCGCCTCGTCGAGCCGCTGCGCGCCGCTGCTGGTTGACGTCGCCGAAGGGGTCCGCGCGGGCCCCTTCCACGATGGCAATCCGCCATCAGTCCCGTGGGGCGATCAGCCCCCGGCTTCCTTAAAGGAGGAAGACAATGACACGAACAGGACGAAGCGCGCGACGTCGTGGTTTGACGCTGCGCGACTTGGACGGCCACGCGCTCGTCGCGCCGCCGTCGACTCTGCCCGCGCGAGAGGGGAAACCGCCTTCGCCGAAGGTGTTTGTCCGCCTTCTCGTCGAGAAGGTCTGGGCCGCTGACCCGATCTTCCGCTTGCGTTGCGTCTCACTGAGCAACGCCAGCGCGGAAACCGGCGGCTACCATACCGATAAGACGCTCGCGGCTTATCGCATTCTCGAACAGGCGAAGACCGACGACATTACCGCGGTCACCGATCTCGGCTCGAAAGTCATCAGCAAGATCGAGAAGCGCTGGCTTCCGGATATTCTCGCCGAGCGCAATCTGGGGCGTCAGGCGCGCATCGCCGCAGCCATTAAGCAGGGGCAGGAGCTAGCCGCGCAAGCCGCGACGGAAGCCAATCCGTCCGAGTGAAGCCTTAGAGAGCCGGGGCGTCGACAGCGTCCCGGCTCTCCCTTTTCTGCAATCGAAAGAACACGAACAATGAGCAACATCTATCAGTTTGCGAGAAGCGAGCAAAGGCCGCGAACCAAGCTCGTCTGCTCGAAATGCGGCGCGCAAGGCGAGATGGGATGCGATTGCGGGGTCGCGTACATCCGCGCCCGCGACTTCGCCGCCGCCGCCGTCGCCGATCCCGCCAACGCGGGGAAGTCCAATCGGAAGCTCGCGGACGAGCTTGGCGTCAGTTACAAAACAATAGAGCGAGCACGCCAAGAATCAGTTGGGACATTTGTCCCAACTGAAAGCCGCCTCGGCCGCGACCGCAAGACCTACAAAGCGCGCAAGCCGCGCACGCCCGTCCTCGATCGGGCGCGCGAGATCGTTCGCGACCGCGTCGCCAACGCCGAGCCCGTCAATGCTCACAAAGTCGGAAAAGAACACGGCATTTCGCACGTCATGATCGATCAAGCCGTCGCCGCCGAGCGCGTCGCGAACGAAGAGCAGAGAAAGAGAGAAGCCGCCGTCGCCGAAGCCGCGCTCGCCGCCGCGCCTCTGAGCGCGACCGCCGAGCAGAAACTAGAGGCGCACAAGCGCAAGATCGAGCGCGCGCTGAACGCTGAGCACGACGCGCGCATGAGAGGGCTCGACGAAGAGGTTCGCCAACGCGTGCTTAACAAGAACGCGGAATATCGCGCGACGTTAGAGGAAATACGAAACCGCGCATCCCACTCGGAATTTTACTACAACGAGATGGCGCACAAATTTAAGCCGCTGTTCACGCCCGAGCAGTTCATGACCGTGTGGCGCTGCTTGCATCCCGACAGCCGCCGAAGCGTCAGCGACGGGGTGCTCGCCGAAGCGTTCGCGCTGTTCGACGCGCGCCGACTCCAACTCACCGGACAACGTTGACGTCGCCAAGCCGCCCCACAGCGGACGGCTTCACGATGGCAACCGCCATCCGGCCCCATGAACGGGGCGCAAACCGAAAAGGACTTTGTCATGACTACGCATGTTAGCCCGACGTCGCTCAAGGGCTGGAAGATCACGACGGCGGGGCGTTCGCTGTCGACGCTCTCGCAGCAATGGGCTCGCCGCCCGCACGACGAGCGCTATCTCTCGCTCGACGCTTTGCTCGTCGCGACCAAGCTGCGCGCCGAGCGCGCCGAAGAGCGCAAGATCAAGACCAGCGAGCTTTCATTGTCGTCGCCCGAGATCGCCGAAGACGACAATCTCGCCGACGCGCAGTTGAAAATGAATTCTCTGATGCTCGACGTCGGGGAAGACGATCACCGCGCGCTGACGAACTGGACCTTCGGCCAGATCGTGAGCCTCGCTGGAGCGGGCAGCGCCTCGCGCGTGCTCAAGCTCTTGCCGGGAGCGAACGTGAGCAACGATCTCACCTATCTGATGCGCTACAATCGCGGCTCAGACGAGATCAAGCTCTATAGCGACGATCTTGAAGCCCTCGCGGTCACTGGACCCGACTACGGGAGAATCTTCGACCACGAAGTGACCGCCGCCGTCGCCGCCGCCACGTGCGGCGCGACTGGCGATCATCGCTGGAAGGTTCCGGGGATGCTCGATTGGGGAACGATGATCTATGACCCCAATCATCCTGTCACCAAGGACACGACGACGATCTTCGGCAACGACCGGGGCGTGTTCATTTTCCTTTGTCAGGACTTGTGCCCGATCGAGATCGGCAAGCTCCCTGATGGATCGCCCGACTACGTGTTTCGCGGCTTCTACGTCACGAACTCCGAAGTCGGGGCGGGCACGCTCAAGTTGGGAGCGATGTATTTGAGGGGAATTTGCTGCAACCGCATCATGTGGGGCGTCGAAGCGTTCGAAGAAATGACGATGCGGCACACGAAATATGCGCCCTCCCGCTTCATCGAAGAGGCGCAACCCGCGTTGCAGAGCTTCGCCAACGGGTCCGCTCAGAAGCTCGTCGACGGGGTGAACCTCGCGAAGCAAGCGATCGTCGCCGAGACGAAGCAAAAAGCCGTCGAATTCCTCGTCGGCCGCAACATCGCAGCCAAGCGCGCGCTGTCGATCTATGAAAAGATCGTGCGCGAGCAATGGGGCGTCGCCGCCGCCGACGAAGAGCCCGAAGAGCGCGCCGTGTCCGTCTGGGACCTCGCGCAGGGCATAACCGCCGTCGCGCGCGAAGAGAAGAACTTCGACACGAGAATCGACTTAGAGCAGGCCGCTGGCGTGCTTCTAGACCGCGTCGCGTGATTGCAAGCCTTTGATTCACACGCGACGCGTTGACTAGGGGCGCCCTTTGCGGCGCCCCCTTTTTTCCAAACCGCCGAGGAAAACGCCGATGACCAGAGACGAGATCGACGCGATCGTTCGATCGACGCCGTTCAGACGCTTTCACAACGCCATCAGAATCATGCACTCGATCGACAAGCACGAATTCGACGAGCGCCGACTCCCGATCGAGTGGATCGCCTTCCGCGACGATCCGCTCGGCCACTTCATCGCGTGCGACGACACGAGCGCCGCCGCGATCTGGACGATCGTCGATGACCGCCAGCCGCCCGAGTTGAAAGAGCCGCGCGACGCGCTGACTGCCGCCGCCGCCGATCTCGCGCTCGCCGTCTCCGCGTTCGCCCGAGCGCTCGACGAGGCGCGCGCGAACAGCCCGTCGCGTCCGATCGCCGCCGAGTCCGCCGCCCTCGCCGACGTGCATCTGTCGCTCGTCAAGCTCGACGACGCCGTCGAGCCGAAAGCCGCCGAGCGATGACCAGCGAGCGCGCTCGCCGCGCCCTCTTGCGCTTGCTGCTGGTCGAGCCGCTGTCCGAAGCCGACGGAGGCGGATGGCTCGCCAGCGTCCCGAGCCGCCCCGGATGCTACGGCGACGGCGCAACGCCCGCCGAGGCGATCGACGACGCGCTGGCCGCGCTCGACGAGTGGGAAGACGCCGTCCGCCAGTTGAGACGCGAGCGCAAGCCATGACCGCCGTCGTCCGAGTGATCGGCATAAGCGCCGGGGGATCGTCGCCGCACGACGGGCGCTATGTCGTCGCGTGGAATCCCCATAGCCGCTTCGGGACGTGCCTGATCGACACGACTGACAAGATCGCCGACGCCCGCCGCTTCACGCCCGAGGAAGCGATGCGCGAGTGGAAGACGGTGTCGGACGTCGAGCCCGTGCGCCCTGACGGCAAGCCGAACCGCCCGCTCGCGGGCTTGACCGTCGAGATTATCAGAGTCGACCGATGACTGTCAGCAAGACCGATCACCTTTTGCTCGTGCATCTGCATTTCAATCACAGATGCTCGCGCGTAGTCGCCCGCCGCGTCGCCGCCCGCGCGATCGACGGGCTCTTTCCCCATGAACGCGTGCACGTCAAAGACCCGACGAAAGTCAGGGTGGTGCGCTGGCCGAACGTGAACACGCCGAACGACGATCTCGCGAACGTCATGCTGCGCCAGAGGCGCGAATATGAACGCGAACGCCACGCCGTCGCCCTCGATCGCAAAGCGCGCGGACTGACCGGCACGGTCAAGCTCGGACGGCCGCGCAAGCCCCCTAGCGCTCCCGATTGATTCGCTTGTCGCCGCTTGGCCGCCCTGCAAGCCATGAGAAAGGATCGCCCTTGATCGAACCGATTCGACTGAATTCCAGCCCGCGAAGCCGGAAAATTCGCCCCGCACCGCCTCGCGGCGCTCGGCATTGCGCCGCACGGCACGGCATTGCCGCGCTGCGCATCGCTCCGTGGCGCAGCGCCACGACTCGCAACGCAACGTCAAACCGCAAAGGACTTTAAGAATGCGTCAGGTAGCAATCACAATAGAGGGAATAACCGCCTACTCGTCGTCGCAGCATGTCGAGCGCTCGAAAAGCGAAACCGAGACGTTCGACGACTACGAAAAACGTATCTGGCCAGAGAAAGCGCACGTCGACGACGGCGGGAACGTCTTCATTCCCGGCGTCGCGTTCAAGATGTGCTTCGACACGGCGGCGCAACAATTGAAAATGAAGGTCGAGGGCGGACGCGGCGCGACCTTCGGGAAGCTATTCCAAAGCGGAATCGTCGCGCTCGACGACATGTTTCTCGGAATCAAGATCGACGACGTCAAGTCGATCCGCCTGTATTGCCATAGCGGCGGCAGCCGAACCGGACTCGGGTCTGGAACGCGCGTGTTTCGGTATTTCCCCTATATCCCGAAGTGGGCAGGGAAAGTCACGATGGCCCTGTTCAGCGACAAGATCACGGCCGAAGTGTTCGAACGGACCGTGACGCAAGCGGGACTGACCGCAGGCGTCGGCCGGGGGCGTCCCGAGACGGGGTGCGCCGCCGGGAATGGCAGATTCAAACCCGTCAAATTCGAGTGGTCTGACGTATGAACGACAGCGCTCCGCCCCGCGTCGAAGCGCCGCGCCCCGCAGGGCTCCGCCTCGCAGCGAACCGCTCGGCAGCGCAGCGCCGCGCCCCGCGCCAAGGCGCAACGCAACGTCCTCTCGGGGCTTTGGCCCCGAGAGGTTCTATCCCCGCAACGCCCCGAGGCGAGGCGCAGCGCCCCGCAAGGAAGCGCCCCGCGACGCTACGATCCGCAACGCAACGTAAGGGACCTATCCCCATGCCCGCACGGCCCATATTCATCCGCTCAGCGGAAACGAACGCGCTAATCAAGCTGTTTCGGGAAATGCCGCTCGACAGCCCGATGTCATTCTTGAACGCCGCGAAGACGCTCGGCTTCGCGATCAACACCAAGGAGAACGGCGGCGCTTATTATAGCGCGCGCAAAATCGCCGAGCGGCATCATGGCGTGGTGATCGACGGGATTCGCGGCGTCGGGTTCGTCAAGCTGCGCGGCGACCAGATCAGCGAAAGCGGCGAGCGCGACATTCTCGCGATCCGCAGGAGAGCCCGCCGCGCCGGGAAGCGGCAAGAGATCGCGATAGCCACGAACCTCGACCAGCGCCACATGATGCGCTCAAGCGAGTTATTGAATCGCTTTCGCATCGTCGCCGACGCAGTCGGCCGCGCCATGTCGAACAAGCGCGCGCCCGCCGAGCCGCAAGCCGCCGAGCCCGTCGACCCGAGGGACGCGCTGCGGTCGATGACGACATGACTTCGCCGCAACGCGTCGCGCCGAAGCAAGGCGCGGCGACATGCAACGCAACCGCAGCGCAACGTTTTCTCTAACAGGAGCCTACCAATGGGAATGCGCGTTTTCCCACGACCAAACGGCGCTTGGGCCATCGTCTGGAAGGGCGAAGCCATCACGAAGTGCCCATGTTGCGGCCAAGAGCTTCTAGACCGGAGCCCCGCGCGGAGAGTCCGAGCCGTTCTTACGGTAGGGATTTGGACGTGGGCCGCAGCCCGTCGCGAGTTTCCCGCACTCTCGCGATCAAAGGAAGTATACGAGCTTCGCGGCGGAGCAAAGGTGAGTCGCGATCCGCTGCAATGAGTCCAGCGCCCCGCAGCGCACGGCTGCGCCACGCGCCGCTGCGCGACGACACGCGACGCAACGCCGCTCTGCCGCGACGACACGCAACGCAACGTCCCCGCGCCGCAACGCTCCGCCGCGCCTCGCCACGCAGCACGCCGCTTCGATCCGCGCCGCGCCGCTCAGAGGCGCAGCGCTCTGCCGCGCGACGCCACGCAACGATTGTTCAGTTATTTCCCTTCGCGCTGCGACGCATCGAAGCGCCCCGCAACGCAACGTCTCTCCAACCGCAAAGGACCGCCATGCCCGAGCCCGTCCGCCTTTCGATCGGACTCCACGACGGAATCGCCGCCGCCGACTATCACGCGGACCCCGGCGAGAGCCCGACGCTCTCGTCGCATATCGCCGCGAAGCTCTTGCGCTCGACGCCGTTGCACGCGTGGACGTGCCATCCGCGCTTGAATCCCGCCTTCGCGCCCGAGCAGTCGACCAAGTTTTCGCGCGGCTCAGTCGCGCACGAGCTAGCGCTCGGGCGGGGGAATGGATTCGTTGTCGTCGACGCCCCAGCGTGGACTACCAAAGCCGCGCGCGAAGAGCGCGACCAAGCCTTCGCCGAAGGGCGAACGCCGATCCTCGCCGCCCAATACGAAGAGGCCCACACGATCGCCCGCGCGATCTGGAAGAGATTGGGCGAGATCACCGAGACGGCCGATCTCGTCGTCGACGGCGTGCTCGCGCCGCACGCGAAGACCGAGCGCGTCCTAATCTGGAACGATCCAGGCGGCGTGCTGTGCCGATCGATGCTCGACCTAGCCGATCTCGACTACGGCGAGATTTACGACATTAAGACGACGGACAACCCGCTCGGCGACGAGCCGCTCGCGCGTTTGATCGATAGCTTGAACTATGACTTAGCCGCCGCCTTCTACATTCGCGGCACCGCCTCGATCTTCCCGAGCCTCGAAGGCCGGATCAAATGGCGCTGGATTTTCGCCGAGACGTGCGAGCCGTTCGAGGTCCGCCTGATCGAAGCCGATAACGCCATGATCGCGCTCGGCGACCGCAAGGCCGCGCTTGCGATCGAGAAATGGCGCAAATGCATCGAGTCGAACGTCTGGCCTGGATACCCGGCCAAGGTCACGCGCCTCGCGCCGAGCAAATGGGCGATCAATTCCGTGATCGAGCGCGAGATCGTCGATCCCGACGCGCTCGACATGGTGCCGCTCGCGCTCAAGGCCGCTGCGGGCGACCTCGATTCGATCATGCCAGTGTGACCACGCGTAAACCAACCGCAAAGGACGAAGCCCATGAACGACAAAGAACGAACGCGAACCTTCGATGACAAGCCAGCGATCAGAGAGCGCGTGCCGCTCTTGATCGGACTTTTTGGTCCATCTGGTGGAGGGAAAACATTTACCGCGCTGCGACTCGCCACCGGAATCCAGAAAGTCACTGGCGGCGACATTTACGTGATCGACACGGAAGCGCGTCGCGCGCTCCACTACGCCGATCTGTTCCGCTTCCGCCATCTGCAATTCGACGAGCCCTACGGCTCGCTCGACTACCTCGCCGCGATCCGCCATTGCGTCGCCAAGGGGGCGAAGATCGTCGTCGTCGACTCGATGTCGCACGAGCACTCGGGAGTGGGCGGCTATCTCGACTTCCACGAGCGCGAAGTCGACCGCATGGCCGGGGACGACGCCGCCAAAAGAGAGCGCGTCAACATCGCCGGATGGATCAAGCCCGCGCAGGCGCGCAAGACGCTGATTGACGGAGTGCTTCATCTCAACGCGAATTTTGTTTTCGCCTTTCGGAGCAAGGAAAAGATCAAGCCCGTGCCGGGGAAAGCCCCGCAAGAGCTGGGCTGGATGCCGATCGCGGGCGACGAATTCCTGTTCGAAATGACCGTCAATTGCCTTTTGCTCCCCAAAGCCGGGGGCGTGCCGACGTGGCGCAGCGATCTCGTCGGCGAGCGCCTGATGATGAAGCTGCCGGAACGGTTCGCCGCCCTGTTCCCGCCCGATCGCCCGATCGACGAGAACGCCGGAACCGAGCTTGCGCAATGGGCGCAAGGCGACAAGATCGCCAGCGACCTCGGAGACTTGCCGGCGAACGCCATGACCGCCGCGCGCAAGGGCCGCGACGCATTCCGCGCCTTCTGGAAAAAGCTGTCGTCGGAGAATCGGGGAAAGCTGTCGAGCCGCCTTGATGAATACAAGCTGACAGCGGAAAAAGCCGATCTCGCCGCGAGCGGGGATGACCCGTTCGCCGAGACGGGTCCCGAGCGGGGTGGTTCCCCACCGGGTGTGGAGTCTCCGGACTCCCCGAGCGTCGGAGCAGGCGCGAGCGCTCCCCCTCAAGAGAGCGCCGTTAGCCCGCCGGGTTCTACTGACCGCGCCAGCTTCGGCACGCCGTCAGCGTCCTTTCCCGGCCCGACGCCCGCCCATTCTTCCGAGCCGCCCGCGCCGCCAGAATCCAGCCCGCCCGGGCCCGCCGACGATCCGCCCGCTAGCCGAGCCCCTCGAAACGACAACGGCCGTCAGCGGCCGTCTGAGGCCCGCCGCGAGCCCAACGAGAAATCCGAGCGCGACCAGCGCCGCGACGAGCTAGCCGCCGAGGGGGCGGCCAAAGCCGAAGAGGGGTCGAAAGCCCTGATCGGCTGGATGGACACGCTCTCCGCCGATGACCAGCAAATGCTTGTCAATAAGACCGTGAAAGTCTGGATGGCCCGCTCCGCCGACGTCGACGCCGCCAAGCGTGGAGGACGCCGATGACCGAGCCCCCTCGCGGATATGTCCGCGCCTTACACGGTCAATGGCGCCGCCCTGACGTCGACAAAGCGATCTTCGACCTCGCCGCCCGACTGCTCGTCGACGAGCCTAAGTCGTCGATCGACGACGTCTGGGAGCTGGCCCGCGAATTTCAGACCGCGTTCGAAGACGCCGCGCGCGAGATCGAGGAACGGGAGCGATGACATGCGCATCAGCCACCGCCCGCCTCACGGCCGCAAGACCAGCGCGCCGCCGCTCGATCCGCTCGTGCAACGGGTGCTCGATCGCGCCGCCGCCGCCATGAGAGACGCCGAGCGCTCGACCACGATCGAGCCGTGCGGCGATCCGACTGCAGGGCGATCCGCGCTCGACGAGCGCGCTCGACGGCGCCCGAAGCCAGAACAGCCGCCGTGGGTCGACGCGACGCGAATGTCAGCGACGCTCAAGCCGCTGATACGCGAGTACTTCCGCAAGCGGCGGAGCGACGACGATGACGACTAGCTTCACCATGCGCGAGCTAGCCGAATGCTGCGAGCGCGAGGCGCACCTTCGCTCGCGCGTCTATCCGCGATGGATCGACGACAAGCGCATCAGCAAAGCGAAAGCCGAGCGCGAACTTGCGCTGATGAACGCCGCCGCCGAGCACTTCACCAAGCTCGCCGATGAAACCGAAGGAAAGGACCGATTGCTATGAGCCCCGAGACTTACGCCCGCGAGATCGAAAAAGTCGTCAAGACTTTCTGTCGCGAGATCGAGGAAGCCGTCGCCGAGCTTTCGCAAGAGCGCGCTCAACTCATGCTCGCGCTCAAGACCGCCGTCGAAACCGAGCGCGTGCGCGCCGCGTGGATGCTGGAGAAAGCCGCCGACGATCACGAGAGCGCTCTCAAGGAATACGATCCCGATCAGAAAGACGAGTCCGCCATGAGCCGAGCGATGGCGGACGAGCTTCGCCGCCTAGCCGCAAGGATCAGAGTGCTATGAGCGCAACAAAAAAAGCGCCCCGCCGAGTCCGAAGACTCAGCGGGGCATTGGTCACCTTCGGAGTAAGCGTCGCGATTCTATCTGATTCGGCTGACGCGTGCCGTCTCTATTCGCGTTGGCACTATCCAACGCCGCAACGCTGCGACGACGGCCATCACGACAATGCCGTGATGCGAGCGCGCGCCGCCGAGGCGAAAATCTGGTTTGTCGAGATTACCAAATTGCCGCCTTTAACTGATGACGAGCAGCGGGCGAGCGCGATCGAGCGCCTCAAGCTCGATCTCAGCGCACATTGATAAAACGAGGCGTCGCCGCCTAATTGACCAGACGGCCAAGCTGCGAGCAGCGGATCGGCACGAGCGCGCCGCGCACGAAGCGCGAGCGCATATAGCACAGGTCTTCGGTGGGGATCGGCGCCCGCTGAATCACGCCGACGTCGCCCTCGGGCGTGGTGAGGATTCCTTCCGCCGGTCCCTGCAACGCGCTCTGCCGCACCGTCAGATCGTTGAGCGCGCGCTCGTCGGCTTCGCGGAGGTAAGAATAACAGCCCGCCGTCGCCACGCACAACAAGAGCGCGACGGTCGTTCGAATCATCGTGTCTGACCCTCGTTCACCGGACTGCGCGTCTCGCCGCACATAAGCACGCAAGGACTGCGCCCCTCCCGCGCCGGAAGTCCCGGCCCTCCCGGCCCGAGCGCGCGCTCGACCTCGTCGCACGATTCTTTGACGGCGTTGAAGTTGCGATTCGCCATGATGACGATGCAGCGCGTGCCACCCGGCCAATAGTTC